TGGGTCATACTTCCCGGCTTGCGGCCCGTCCGCCCTTTCAACCTCTCAAGAGCAATGTTTTGTTTCCCCATCGACTGTGCATGATGCCGCTCTTCAGCCGCCAGCCTTTCCCTGTGCCGCCGCTCTTCAGCCTCTGCCTTGTGTTTAGCCGCCGCTCTCGCATCCTCGAGCCCGAACTGTTCGAGGTTGAACCTGGCAGCAGCCTCGTCCTCTTTGAATCGGTTGTCGGCTGCCACCCGCCCCCGGTCATACCTCATCTGCTCAGCCGCCCGCCCCCGGTCATACTTCAGCTGCTCAGCCGCCCGATCTTGCGCGCGTGATCGCTGCTCCATCTGGTCAAGCATCTGTCCGAGGCTAAGCATGCCTGACGCAGTGCCGCCGACTGCAGTGCCAAGAGCCTGGTTCACCGCAGCATATCGCTGGGCTTCACGCTCCCGTCGCATCTGTTCGAGCGCAAGACGTGCCCCGTATACCGAGCCCGCCTGTCCTAGTAGTTGTGAGTATCCCATTGCTTCCTCGCTAGGCCGGCCAGCCATATGACTTGAGGTCAAGAAGAGTCTCTCGCTGGCCCTCTCCGCCCGGCTTCCAATATGGTGTCGTTTCGTCGTCCCCGAATTCACCTCGGGCTATGCGCTCGGAGAGTTCGGCCATCAACTCCATCTGCCTCTCGGCCTCTGCCAGCGCCTCTTCTCGCGTCGGTGGCACGTCGTGGCGGTCTGGGTATATCAAGTCCGCGCCCATGTTGAAGGCCTCGTCGGCAAGATTACCCCGTCTCGTGCCCTCGTATATGCTAGAGGCACCCAGGGCGTTCCTCAGCGCCTCGTCGCGGGCAGCTTGCTCTAGGTCGAACACCTTGCCCGACGTTGCCAGTGCCATTTGGGTGGCAAGGTCTCCCTCGCCTGCCATCCCTGCGCCGCCGAGCCCCATTGCGCCCCAGCGGCCACGAGCATCTGCCAGGGCCTGTCCAAGGTTCCGATCCCCCATAGTCTCGAGGTAGGCCGTTTCCTCCTCCAGATCCCTGGGGCCACTAAACTGTTGTCTCGCCCACTCCTCTATGATGTCGGGGGTATCGGTGCCTGCAAGGGGATCGAACGGGGAGTCCTCGCGAGGTGATGTGGGGCCCATGGACGCTGGAGCCCCGTATGGGCTCGGGGGTGTATATTCCTTGTCGAGAAAGCTCGGGAGGTGGGGCTCCTGACCTGCGTATTCGTTCAGGGGGAGCTTGTCCGTTGGAGGCTCGGGGAAGCTGAACGCGCTCCTTTGCTGCAGCACCTCTGGCGGCATCTGCTGCTCACCAATCGGGTTGTATACGCTGCCACCCGGGCCGCCCGGGGCCAGTGTCGGCCCCTGTCCCTTTGTCTGCGCCGCTGCCAGCCGGTAGGCCTGAGCCTTCGGTGTCGCAAGCTGCTGCGCCCTTTGCATCGCGGTCACAGATGCTCCGATCCCCTGCATCGCATTGTTGGACGTAGGCGTCCGAGGCTGCATGCTGCTCTGTGCTGCCTTGAGCGCATCCATCTGCATGGGCTGCTTTTGGCGAGGCTGGTCCCCGTACTGATTAAAGAGGGCTTTGTAGCTTGGCATGTTCAACTCGAATAGAGCACTGCATATGCAAGCTCTACTCCGCCAGTGACCACCAGTTCAACTGTCCAGTCATCGGCGAAGGTTAGAGGGTTGTTCAGAGATTGTGTCACCACCGAGGAGGCGCTGTTGTAGTCCGTAGACCCAGTTCCGGCTGCGGCGTTGCCAACGGTGTACTGGGCGACCGCTCCCGCTGCAGCCTCGTTTCTCACGATCCAGTTGACACTGCCTGCCGATGCGCAAAGCCACGTGTGAAGCGATATGAAGCGCGCCCCCGTAGAGGGGAGCCGCCACTCATAAGTGCCAGCCGGGATGTTTCTCTTCGAGTAGGAGTGCACGCGCAGGTCTGTAGTTGCAGCCGCGCTGTCAGCCACGGATGTGCCGATATTGTCCAATGTTGCATCCAAGACGGCGGCCGTATCGGCGCTCCCCGCGTTCAGTTGTATGGGCTTGTAGGACCTATAGTTCGCCGCATTGGCTCCCCTGTCCCCGCGAAAGTGCACGATGATACGCCCCCCGGAGATCGTTGAAGCTGAAGGGGCAGACAGGGTCACGCCCAGCCCGCCAAGGTTCGCCAGGTTCCCCACGCCGCGAGACATGGCAACGGTGCGCGTGTCGATTGCCGTGGGTGTGGCGGTGGCCGGCAGCAGGCCCGTGATGCTGGGGGTGATCGTCCAGGGCACGGCCCCCGTGCTCTCGTAGAAGATGAACTCAACCCCGACAACCTGGAGGGCGATACCTGGCGGCAGTTGCAGGAAGATGCTCCTGAGGTCGTCTGTGTCTGCCTGGGTCACAGCCCCGATATCATACGCCGCCTGGCTGTACGTGAAGCGCTGGTCGAGCACATCCGACACGTCCACCTCTGCCGCGAGGAGGGAGTCGTTGATGCGCTCCGGGTCCAGCGTCTCGCCCGTGCGGAACGTGTGGGGCATGAGGGATATCATCTACGTCTCCTCCGGCTTTTCAGGAGGATAAACCCATAGACCCGGTCTATAGCTGCGACCGTATCGCTTGTGAGTTCTAGGGAGTACGTCACCCCGCGCTTGAGCGTGAGACGATCTCCCGTTGGGTCAATGAACCCTGTCCTTGAATGCTCTGCGCCAAGGCCTGCAGTGGTGAACGAGACCTTCCACTCCTTGTCGAGCGCGTACTCAGTGCTGTCGCCTTGTTGCTTTAGTTCTAGGGAGATAAGGATCCCGCCGACCCCGCCCTCTTTGCTCAGGCCTAATGCGATCAGTTCCAGGTCATCCTGCGGAGTGAAGTCGCAGGTGCGCGTGAAGATCTCGGTGCCGGAGCCGAGGAAGTCAACCTCGACCTCCATCTGCTGGTACTTCTGGCCCTCCGTGGCCTGCGTGGTCAAAGCAGACGTGTGTGCGTCGAAGTTGGTCTGGAGCTCTGTGGCAGAGATGGGGCTTGTGAATGGTGTTGGCATTATCTACCCGTTGGGCGCTGTACGTCGATTCCCTCGACCTGTACCTCGCAAGCTGTGTTGATTCGCGTGAGGGGCTTCTCGGCGCCAACCTCAATGGCCACATCGTCGGTGGGGTCCGCGTAAGCGCCACGCAAACTACGCAGTGCTGGCGGCATATATGTCTCGCCCGTGTCCCAGCTGCTGGTCCCGATCACGAGCCCCCTCTGCGTACCGCTGCCTGGTGCGTCGCGCTTGGTTCCGCGGTGGGCCATGAGGATATTCCCAGACGTATTGTCTGCTCCGACGTGCAGATATCGAACGGTTGGGCTCGACTCTGGCGGTGCCTGCACAGTGTGCGCGGCGACACCCTGGACCTCGTCCGCGTTCTCCGAGTCTAGGGCGGTCACCCCGTCGAAGTTGCCCTCCCAACGATAAACGCCCTGCTCCGTCACAAGCAGCTCGTCGCCATCTCTTTGACGCAGTGTGCCACGAACCTTCGCTTCTTCCTGGTCGTGGGTCATGGTGTGCCAGGACCTTTGGCTCTCATGGATGTCTGCCAGGTGAAATGCGCCCACCTCGTCCGTGCACAGTGGCCCGCGCTGGGTTGGGTAAATCCGCCCCTCCCGCCAGTCAGGCCTCTGAACCCTGCGGCCGTAGCCTCGCGGTTGATATGGGTCGTCCAGGGGGACCTCGGTGCCCATTTCTTGATCTATCAAGGCGAAACCACGGCGGGTGAGGCCATAGAGACGCCCGAGCGCGTGGGCGCTGCTGTTGTAGCTGAGGGTCTGGTGGTCGCTTAGCTTCTGCCAGTCAGGTAGCACGATCTGCCCGGAAGCATTCGCAGACTCAGGCAAGGCGAAGACCCCCTCAGTCGCACACACAACCAGGCTCCCGCCAGCGGTGACATGCATCCCGTAGATGGGACCAGCCGACACAGCCTGCACGTTGAACGCCACGAACGTGCGAGGGGAGCCGCCCTGCAGAGTCACGCCATCCGAAACGTAGATGTTGGGGCCATCGGCGATGACACATCTATGCGTCCAGGCCGCACAGATTCCACGTGGAACGTCTAAGGCCGTTGTCGCCGGGTTGACACTGTCCACCTTCTCCGCGCGCGTTAGGGCCGATCCTACGATGCCCCAGACGGTATCGAAGTCAGGGGAGGAGATCATGATCTGGTCAATGATGACCGCATGCGTCACCACCGAGGGGCGCTTGTTCGACCGAATGTCGTAGACTTGCCAGGGGACGAAGTTCTCGTCATAGATCGTGATCTTTGGGTCGGCAGAGCCACTCACAAAGGCAGTCTCATCTGTCGCCGAATCGACAATATAATGACGGACCTCCTCACTGTGGATGTTCTTCACAGAGAACGCAGAGACAATCGTTCGCCCAGCCCCAGCGGAGAACAGCCGCCTGAAGCCAGGACGCACACCGATCTCCTGGCTTGGGAGCTTTCGGATGTTGCGCTGCGTCATGTCTGCAATGTTGATCTTCATTGTTCCAGCCCCTCAATGGTTGCAATGAGGCTCTGCCAGAGCTGGTCAAGCGGCAGGTCGAACGTGGAGTCAAGCTGGAAGCGGTTGACGTGAGTGCCGTTGACGGTGGGCGTCGGCTGGCCCTCGTCGTCAATGAGCATGTATTCGGCCCAGAGGCTGGTGAGATCTTGGTTGCCGGTCACAATGGTCTCTTCACCCTCGTCAACGGTGGGCACTCCAGAGTATGCGCAGATTTGCATTCTGTAGATTTTCATATCGTTGCCGTTGCTCGCCGGTTGAAGTGTGCCCGGTAGTTGGTGCCACTCGCTGTGGCCATGATTGTGTAGACGGGTGTGTTCCCGGGCGCCTCGTCAACCCAGTGCATGCTGGTGGTCCACTCGTCGTCTGCGGTGCGTAGGCGTTGCTCGTATCTGTCCAGGACGTTTATTTCGAGGCCATCTCTGAAGAGCTTGAATGTTCCAACTCGGTTGCCAACTCCAGGACGGTCGAGGCCCGTTGTGAAGTGGACGTGCACGGGGTTTTGGTTTGCTGCTATTGGGGGAAGCGTTAGGAGGAGCGTGTCTGCGGCGTTTATGACAATGTCAGATGTTGCCTGAACGGTCACCATGTCGTCAGCGAGATACCCCGCGGCTCGGTTGAGGGTTCCGGCGTTTGTCAGGTTCGTCCAGGTCGTGCCCCGGTCAACGTAGACGGCTCCTCCTGCTCCGACGCTGAACCCGAGATATCCAATGAAGGTGCATGCGCGGATGTCAACTGTTCCGGCCGCGATGCTGCATCCAACGAAGCCCTGGAATGTGCAGTTTCGTATCGCGGTGCTGCCTACGCCGGATTTGATGTACCCGTTCGTTAGCCCGCTTGCCGCAGTGGTGACATTGTCTAGCATCGCGCGAGACCGGTCGAAACCTAGCCCCGCAGTGGTTGTTTGGTCTGAGATCCCGCTGGCGTTTTTCCCTGCCGCTGTTTTGATTGTGATGTTTCTGGCGGTGCTGTTCGCGTTGGCCCCACCGGCTGGGAAGCGGAGACCTGTTCCGACCAGTGCAGGGTCTGGGTCAGAGATTATGGTGAAGTTCTGTAGCGTCATATTTTCAGCCATCAACACCACTTCTTCATTGGCTGCGACTACGAGTGTGGCCGTTATGACGCACTTGTCTTGGCTTTGGCCCACGATGGAGACGCCGTCCTTGCAGTCAACCCCGGTCTCTTCATCGTACTCGCCGGGCATGACGAACACCGTGTCCCCTGCGGTAGCGGCGTTGATTGCGGCCATGATGGTTTTGAAGGGCCTGTTTGAGTATTCCCGCAGTCCCTTCGTAGTGTCTTCGCCCCATTGTGCGTCTACGAAGAGTGTGTTGCCGGTCCTCCCGGCGACGATGTCCTTGTCTGTCCCGGCAATCGTCATGGTACGTTCCCCGAGATGACGCATCCAAAGGCTGCGCCAGTAGTGTCAATGGTGGACCCACTCAGCATATTGTTGGCGATTGAGCACGCGCCCGACACGCCCCCACCATAAACCGTTATCCCTGGGACCGCGTTCCCCGTGATCGCCGTCTCACGGCCGGTGCAGTCGATCCTCCTGGGGACAACATTGTCCACCACCTTGCCGATTGACCCCGCCAGGACAGCAGGCTCTAGGACAGACCCGGAGCTTTTGAGGACGAAGAGGCAGTTGGAGACCACGGTGTTTTGGGGTGGAGTCGCGCTGCCACCCACGAAGCGCTGCCCATGTGCCGTGATGTTCTCGATGGTCGCGAAGCGTGCGGTGTCTGCCAGGTGGAACATCATGCCGATGTCCTTGGCGTTCGTATCGTTCACGGACAGGTTGCTGAAGGTGCAGTTCTCGGCCCGGATCTCAAAGAGCTTGTCCATATCTTTGGTTGCCGTGATCGAGAGTCTTGCAGGGGACCACACTGTGACGCCGGGTGTGTCGACCGGAATGATGATGGTGTTCGTGATGACGAGCGGCTCTACGATCTCGAAGAGAAAGCCTGGGGGGATCGTCTTGTCCTGCCGGGCGTATCTCTCCTGTGCTGTGGTTATGCCGCGAAGAAAGTCTCCCTCGTTGCGCACTTCTACCTTGTGCTGCGAGGGCTGCAGCGCGTTGAGGACCTGGCGCCGAGGTCGTTGAAACATTACCGGATGTATAGCTGGCAGATGCGGTAGTTGAAGGGGTGCACAAGCACGGTTTCGTCTATGGCGTAATAAAGCGTAGGGTGGAAGCCGGACTTTCCTGGGAACCTAGACGTTGCCGGGCTGTTGATTTGCCCAAGCGCCGCCTCTCTGAGCCTTGCTTCCTGGTGCTCCAGCCTTCTCGATGGTTTTTCTCTTTCCTTGGACTCCATGTCGAGGGCAGCGGTGACACAGACCCAGTCGTCGAATGCACCGCCGACGTTCCCTGCGTCCCCAGTCGAAGGCGACACAAGGTAGTCTGCGTCAACCGTGGGGAACACCAGCTTGCCCATCACACTTTGCTTCACGGTGCCGGAGCCGGTGTATTTCACCCTTGCGTCCTGTGGGCGGATCGCCTTCAGGGGCTGCTCAACGCCGCTGGAGTGGACAAGCGAGACATGCCTTGAGCCGATCCACTCCGAGGGGGACGACCCTACCCACGCGTCCCAGATAAACGATCCTGCTGGGGTGGTAACACCGAGGTCCTGTGTGGCGTTCTCTCTCAGCTTATCCCCACCGTGAGAGACATACAGATTCGCACATCTGGATATCGCAGGCCTGACGGCTCGCACAACGGCAGCGTCATCCCAGCGAACCTTGTCAGGATCGTCCAGAAGGTCTGTGAGGATGCGCGTTTTCGCCTCTCCGAGCGTGTACCCCATGTCTACCTCGGCATGCTGATGAAGGGTCTATCTGCGAACAGGTGCGCTGCGTAGTCCTCGATCTCTTCGTTGAGGTCGCGGCTCTTTGCCTCTTGCTGTGCCCGGTCGTAAGCCCTTGCGAGCTCATACGCGGCGATGATCTTGGCCTGTGGGTGCCTCTGTGCCAGACGGATGTTGCGCCACTGGTAATGCGGACCAACCTCTGCGACCACGGTCTCGTAGGGCTCTATGACCGTAAGCCCCGGGATCAGGCGCGTGAACTTGATTGCGATCTCCTGGGCAACGCAGCACCTTGTGGGCCTGACGTCTGCCTTGAGACCGTAGCGGCCAAAGCGAAAGCGTCGAGACTCTCGAGCCACAACCCTGCCAATGGAACGTGGAGATGGAATCATATAACCACCGCAGGGGAGGGACCGTTTAGATCCCCCCCCTGCTGTTTATCAGGTCAAGCCAGTCAGGGCGCCGCAGCCTGCGCGATGAAGAACCCGGAGGTTCATCGACTCGTGCATCTGGACATCCCAGCTAAATGTATTCTGGGAGACGATAGCCGCCCCCATACCGCTGGAGCGCTTGTCCCCGTCGACAACCGGGCCAAAGGCTCGGAACTCGTGGATCAAAACGTCCTTCTTGTTTACAAGGTAGGCCTTGGACCGCGGGCAGTTCGGGTCAACCACGAACTTCTTGCCGTCAAAAGTCGGCAGAAGGGCGTAGTTGTCAAGAACGTCCCCACGCTGAAAGCGCTCGTTGCTGGTGAACAGATCCAGATAGTTGGTCATCTGAATCGGGTTGGTCACGACACAATCGATCTCCTGTCCTCGTCGGATACGGATCTGATCGTGGATCTCACGCAATGAGCCGGTGCTGATGGTACCACCGGACGCGACCTGCGTTCCCTTCCACTCTTCAAAGCCAGCGTCCGAAGCAGACTTGCCATACACGTCCGCCGAGGCAGATGTGACGTTGTCAAGGCTCTCGGGAGAGTTGCTTTCCGCGTTGCCGAGGAAGGCGATGACGTCGGCGGCGGAGAGGCCGGTGATGGAGACAGGCAGCGCCGCCGTAAAGGTGATTACGCCAGACACGAAGTCAACCGACTCAACAACCGCAGTCTCCCTGGTTGCCGGAGTTGCCTGAGAGCCAAGGGTAACCGTAGCACCGATGCGATACCCAAGAGCGTCGCTGACGGTGATCGAGGAGCCAGCGTTGGCACTACACTCGGTAGCAAGCGTGATCTGCGAAGTGAACACCGCGCGACCTTTTTGTCTGGCGACGTCACTTGCAGCAGTGTCGAGTTCCTCCATGACCAGAGCCACGCCATCTTTGACGTCTTTACAAAGCTCCAATCCACCTCGTGGCAACGTCAAACGCGTCACAAGGTGCCGAGGAATATAAGTCATCTGCAGTGGTTGAATGTTGCTTCCCGTTGGAAGGGCTGCCCCGTCCGCAAGGAACTGTGTCGAGGACAATCCGCCCGTCTTGATCGTGACGTACCCGGTCTGTCCTTCTTGTTTGATCGTTGTCATCTCTTTGGCAGCGAAAGGCGCGGACAGATCAGACTGCTCCTCGACTTTCTTTGCCCCGTAGCGCGCCGCCAGCAGCAGCACGTCACTCGTCGTTATCCCCATGATATCCTCCTAGTTTCCGCTTCTCCGGGCGAGGATGAAGTCTGTTGCTCCGTCCACGGTTGCCGGATAGTCGATCGTTTTAGCGCGGCCCTTGCCCCCTGCGGGTTTCGGTGCCTTGCGGTTGGTTTCGAGTTGCTTCTTCTTGGTCGTGGCGCCGGAGATAGCTGAAAGGTAGGTTGCGACCTGCTCCATGCTCATCTTCTTCTGTTGAACACGGGGGCTGCTCGCCTCAAGGAGAATGTCTGCAGGTGTAACGCCGTATTTCTCACCAAGTGCCGTGGCTTCTTCCACGTATTGCTCCGCAAGACGGTCTCTCGCTGCAAGCTGTTCTCTCTCGGTGCGCTTCTTCGAGTGCTCCTCTTGCGTCTGAGCGTTGAATCGAAGCTCTTGGAGCTCCTTCTTCGCCGCCCTCAGCTCGCCGGAGTCTGAATGTTCCTCGTGCCCATAGTCCGAGAGCGCTCGCCTGAGTTGCTCTATTTCGGCCTGAGCTTGCTCGGCATCTAGTCGATACCCATTGGCAACCTCTGCCCACTGCTGGTCACGATCCTGAAGCTCGACTACCTGTTTTTCCTTCTCCTCGATCTTTCCCTTCATCCTCTGGTACGTTGACCTTTTCCTCGGTTGCTCTGGCTCATCTTGGCCGGATGCTTCCTGCTTCTCCTCATCCTCCGCTGCTTCATCGGCCGGCTCCTCAGGGGGCTGGGCTTCGATCTCTTCGGACTCGGTTGGTTCCGAGATGGGCCCCTCCGGGTCCTCCTCGGCTGCGGTTTCTACGGCTTCTACTTCTTCAGCCGGCTGGGTCTCGATGGGGTCCTGCTGGGGTACGTCCCCGGCACGGGCCTCTTCGAGCATCGCCGTCGCTTCACTTAGTTCGTCCATGATTCCTCCTGCAAAACGCTATCCGCCGGAGGTGCTCCTTTACGTCAGGAGGTCCTTTATGCGGGACCCCGTGGTCTTTACGGTCCCAAGGAGCCTGAAGGCCGTTGCCAGGTCCACGTTCTTCCGCACGTTCACGATGCTGTATCCAAGCACCGTGACGGTGGCCCCAACGTCCACCTGGCCATCATGGTCTTCATCCCCAATGTGGAACTGGATCTCCGCAATATGCTCTGGAATGCTCATCTTTTGCCTCCTTTGATTTCGTCCACCAGATCGTCAGCATCCCGCCAGAAGCGGTCATCCCACTCTGGCAGGGTGTTCGCCGCCTTCGCCCGCCTATATTTGACGAAGAGCTTTGCCACGATCCAAACGAGCTGTGTGCCATACGCCGCCACCATGCCGGTGAGCAGAGACGGCAGATCTACTACTTCCATTCTCTGGCCTCCACGATCCCAGCCGCCTCTAGGTCGGACTGGCTGCATGGTTCTGAAAAGAAGAGGGCATCCTCCGCCATCTGCTCCACAGGGACGCGATCCCCTGGGCACTGCTTGGACGTTATGGCGCTGTGTCTGACGATCCTGGCTTCTGGGTGTATGGCGAGAAGATGGGCCAGCAACCACACCGTTGCGATCTGCATGCCGTGTGGAGGTATGCGCTTTCTGCCATCTACGTTGAGGGCGACTCCAATGGAGGTGCCATTCACGCCGTGTGCATGGGGGGACACGGTGTCGAGGGTCTGCACTTGTGTGATCGAGCTTTGTCCGTCTCGCGTCGGCCGATCAATGAAGAAGTGGTACGGAAAGAGTCTCCAATCGGCCCCTTGGAACCAGCTTGCCGCAGCCTCAACGGGCTCCTTCTCATCTTTGACGTGGTCTTTGAACCAGAGGTCCGAGACGGTGTTCCGGTGGAGTACGATGTGGCGGATCGGCTTCTTTCTTTGGTCGTGAAGTCGCAGGTCGCCCGCAAGGTCTGGTCTGTGGTCAACGGTCATGGCTCAAAGGGGGGAGATGCCTCTCAGGATGGCAAGGATCGTGGCAACGTCGCGCTCGATGATGCGCTGCCTTTGGTCGATGGCCTCAATGCGTCCTTCGAGCTTACCAATCGAAGCCTGAGCGCTTTTTAGGTCAGCTTCGGTCGTGGCGCTGGTGGCCATGTAGGTTGCAGCGGCGGCGCTCAGGGGAACTATTAGGGCAACGATGACCGCAGCCCAGGATGGTAGGTTTCTCATAGGCCGTATTGGGTTGCGAGGGACTCAACCATGGCCTCGGTGTCCACTCCCGTGCCGAAAACCGAGACTTTGGTAAAGTCCATGTTTGGCGCTTTTCTTCCGCCGGTATCTCCGAAAAAAAACTGGCTGTATGAGGTGTGGTAATAGAGGGCGGGGTCGGGGTTCCATGTGCCAGTCTGGGCTGCCTGGCCCTGCTGCTTCAGCGCCCATTCCGAGCCCGTGCCATCATATTGCACGCAGAGCGCGGACCATGTGGCGAGCGCTGGCGTCGCGATGGCGGTTGCGATTTGGCAGGGGGGGCCTGGGGGGGTGGCGCATGCTGGTTCGTTCGATTCCCCCCATAGGTTTAGGCTGGTGGTCCCCCCGACGTTTTCGAAATACCACTCTTCATGCTGTACGCCTCCGTTCAGCGCGGTGAACAGGTAGCGTTTGTTGCCCACGGCCGGATATGCGTTGATTCTGATTGTCATGCAGATGGACCAGGGCTGTAGAAGGTTTTGCTGCAGGCCGCCGGTGACGGTCAGGCCGACCTGGTCTGAGGCGGTCGGGGGTCGGAGGGAGATGTGTGGGTGGCCGTTGACGAGGTCCGCAGGGCCGGTCTCGCAAAGCTGATATTGCTGCCCGGTTGAGGTCCAATTCATGATGTTCCCCGTCGAGCCGTAGTTCGTATTGGTCGGCTCTGCACCAGAGCCCTCGGGGAAAATCTGTCGAACTGAGCAGCCGTCCGACTGCGGAGTATTCGATGCGCTGACGCATCCGTATTCGTTGGATTTGTCGCAAACCGTCGTCGATGACCAAGTGTTGTATGGGTAGGGCTCGTCTGGGTGGGGGCTGGCCCTTGGGATGCTGTGCTCTGCGGCAAAGTCGCGCGATACGTCTGCCAGGTTCACCCCGAGAGTGTCGATATCTCCCCAAATCGCGACGTCTGCGATCTTTCCGGTGAATTTGTAAAAGAAGTAGAATGTCGCCGCGTTGTGAATTCCTCCAACGGAAAAATCCACTATTTGGTTTTGCCCCGTAGTGAACGTGCCCTGGGCTATCTGCTCCCCGTTGCGCGCCAGCTTCGACGTCGCACCGTCCCTGAGCTCTATGCAGTAGGAGTACCACTCTGCGTGGTGGCTTCGCTGTGCGGTCACCATGGGATTTTCGAAGTCGAGTCCTCGCCAATAGTAGATATGAGCATGTTGATTTTGCGTTGCGCCTGGCTGAGCGAACGCCTCCCAGATGTGTTGCTCAGTTGGGTTCGGGGTTGCACTGTCCGCCTTGTACAGGCTGCAAATTATTGCGGGATATGGAACGGGCGTCGCAAGGCCAGTTGTTTTCATCCAAAGGCTCGTCGTTCCCCCCGGCTGGTCAAGGTAAACGCTGTTTGTCATCTCGGCGTCTTGGTTGTTGAATGATGGCTGAGCCGCTGCTGTCCCCTGGGTGAGCGTGGCTGTCGCATCGGTGTAGGTCCCAGTCGACGGCCACGAGGAGACCTTGTCTCCGTTCGCCAGCGTAAGGTCGTCCGCATTATAGCGCAGCGTTGCAAGCGCAAGCGTGCTTCCCCCACCGCCGCCCGCAGCCGGAGCGGTGCCCGACGCGGCACCAGCTGTATTGGCGCCTACTGTGAGCTGGCCCTTGAATGTGGCCCCTCCGCTGACGGAGGCAGCCAGGACTGTTGCGAGGATCCAGTTCATCTTGTGGCGTATGTGCAGGTGAGGGGCGTGGGCGCCGACGAGATGCACCAGGCGCGCGCCACGTCCATTGATAAGATCTTCCCGCCCGTGCAGGCGTCCCCGTAGGCGATGCCGCCAGCCGCCCCAACGGACGATCCACCGACGCGCACGCATGTGGCGCTTGGGTTCTCGCAGGCCATCGAGGCGATGTTGCTGCTTGTGAGTGCAGAATGGATCGCAGTTGCCGTGACACCGCACGTCACCGCGCCGTCACGCAACACGGGCAGTGTCTGGTCAAGTGCCTCCGCGCGCTGGGGGAGAAGAACCACCACCAGTGCCGCTGCGGCAACGATGGCGAGAGAGATGGTGAAGATCTTCTTCATCACTGAACTCCTGAGCCCATCGGGGGCTCCTCAAAAGGCTGTTGTTCTGTGGGCTGTGGCTGTGCTTGCTCTACGGGCGCCTGGGCCTGGGCAAGCATCTGCTGGTAGGCCATGAGCAGCTGCTCAAGATAGGGAACAATGTCAGGACGCTCTTCGGCCACGCTGGCGATTGCGACTTGGATCTCTTCGATGGCTGCGACTGGGGAGACGTTCTGCATGGGTGGCGTGAGTTGCCCCTGAAGGGCCTGTATGACCTGGCTTTGAACTCTCTGGGAATCCATCGTCTCTGCCGCGGTCTCTTCAAGGCCTGTCTCCCGCAGTTCGCCGGCTCGGGCTGGGTCAATCCAGCCGGCCTGTGCACTCTGCTCAATGTCCCCGACCTCTTCCGCGCGATATCGCTCGATGCCGCTGCTCGGCTCAAGCCGCACGTCAACACCGCCAATGTCCGCACCCTGGAAAGACATGGTCTCGAACACCTTGCCGGGCCCGGCGATCTGCATAAGCCTGGGCTCGTGGATGTATTGCTGAGACAGCGCAAGCGTCTGCCTCCAGCCCCTCCGCAGGGCCTTCCCGAGAGACCGCGCAGCGCCTGAGATCTTCTGGCTGTCCAGCTTGTTCAGGTAGGCAATCGTCCGCGCCGCCGTCCCGCTCTTGATATTCGCCGCACCAGTGAGCATCTCGTTCAACCCGAAGACTGCGTATAAAGCGCCGATCAGGTCCTGCAGCTCCTCAGAGAGAAGCGACGGCACGGCAGGGGGTTCGATCCACTTCACCATGCTCGCCTGCCCGGGGTCTGCGATCTTGATCGTGTGATTCCCCTCCTCCAGGTTGTCGATCACGCTGTCTGGCCCCATCAGGCGCACGGCCCCGCACTCTCGGACAAGACGGGCTTTGCTGGAGACCAGTTCGTTGATCTGGCGCTGGATAATCACAGCGTCGTCAAGGTGCGTGCGACCCGCGTTGGGCGTACCGCGCCTCTCGGATAGCTTCATCACCGAAACAGGGAGCTCCCCGTGGTCGTATGGGAAATCCATCACCTCAACCACGTTGCCGCTCACGATCACTGCGTACAGGCCCTCTGGGAAGCGAGCGCTCGGGCGATACCAGATCTCGATCATTTCGACCGCTGACACCGACTCCATATTGCCGTCATCCCAGACCTCGATGGAAACCTCCTGCGGCTCCTCATCAATGTCCTGCTCCATCATCAAGATCTTGGCTTGGTGCTTCGTGAGGTAGCGTCGAAAATAGCACCAGTTCGCATCTTCGATATGCTGCACGCTGTTGTCAGAAACAAGATCGAAAACCGTGGCAACCTCCCACTGCACCTCTCCCGTGGGCTCCCCGGCCCCCTCAAGGGTGATCTCCCCCGTCTCAGGATCTTGAACAGGTGCGCCTTCGGAAAGTGGCCCCGCCGTGGGGTCCCAAACAACCTTTATGGCTGCCTGGCCCGCAAACTGTGCATGCCCGATCAGTTCCCACATCAAATCGTCCAGGTCCTGGACGCTGTGCATGTGACTCATGAGGGCGTTCGCAACCTTCGCCGCCCCAACGTCGCCAGGGTCCGCATGCGTGGGCCATGCATGGACGTCCGGCCGATCCTCTAGCAGGCGCGCGTTGTAGGTGGCCCAAAGAGAGCGAAGAAGATTGCGATGCACGTTCGGGATGTCCTGAGGTGTGTATATGTCCTCAAAGGCCTGGAGGTCGTCGTTCCAATCGCGAAACTGTTCACCATATACAAAACGCTCGTTGCGGACTGCGCGCCCACGTATGCTAGAAAGACCCTTTTCCGCGTCCATCATCTCTTGGAAGACTTCTCCAACCGTCGTGGGCTCATCATCACCTCGGGAGTTGTCCTTCAGCTCATAGTCCACGTGGTCAGTTGTCGCGCGCTTGAATTCTGCCATTACACGTACCCGCCAAGGAGCGCCGCTGCTGCCTGCATCCGGGCCTGCTGCTCAAGGTCCTCGTCTTCGTAGGGGGAGCGCTTCTTCTCCGAGTAGTGCTGGAGCCCGACCTGCCCCATCTGGCCTGCGGCCTTGCCGAGCCCGTAACCCACGCCCGCTCCTGCCCCCATGCCAGCCAGTCCCGCTGGAACAGAGACCGGGAGGCTCGCTGGGCCGCCCGCGGCAAGGAACGACAAGAGCCCGGCGCTGGTCCCGCCCTGGAACGCACCGTATGCCCCGCCTGCAATCGGCAGCGCATATCCGATCTTGTCCAGGAGCGAGGCGAACTTCTCATCCCGAAGGCGCTTCTCGGATTTAGCGGGGCCTTCAAGGCTGCCGAATCCACGCATGTTCGGCCTGCTTTGCTCGAGCATCTGCCGGTGTGTAAGGGCCATCAGAATTTACTCCATCTTCTCTTCGTCCGAAGGTCGGCCTTGAAAACGTCCCCAGCCTCAACCTCTCGCGGTGGCTGGAATCGGGTGGCGTATATGTCCTGCAGGCACAAACCAATGCAAACAAGCAGATCTTTGTGTCCGCGGAACTTGCCCCTATCGACAGACAAGGAGTCGCACTCCTCAGTCAGTTCCAAGGGTCCCAGACAAGTCCCCGCCTCTACGGCCAAACGAGCCTTCAGCAGGCAGGAATACGTGGTCCCAGCCTTTTGGTGGACCGCCCGAAAAACAAGGCCCGCGCGGGCGGCTTCCTGCACCGTTGCCTGCCCGATGCCGTTGTCTTCAATGATCGCAATGGGAACCCGGGTTGAAGCCAGCCTTGGATGCTCCGCGTCCCCTCTGTGCGTGTAGAGCGCCTGGGCCGCCCTCGCGACCTGGACCAGGCCCTCCACCGTGACCCACTCATCAACGAAAGTAGCGCAGAGTCGGCTGTCCTTGCGATCCATCACCGCAATGGCAGACCTGTCCTTCCCCAGCCCACCAGCCGTGTCTATCGCGATTGTGCACTGGCCTGACGTCTCCTCTGGCGGGACGAAAACCTCCAGCATGTGCTCTCCGACGCGATGCCCAGTGGAAGGCAGGACCTCGGGCGACTTGCGGACCCAGCGGCCGTCCGCGCTCGCAAAAGCATTCTCTGGGGTGTTCGGGTATTCGCGAAGAAGAGCGTGGATGTCGCCATCGCAGAGCGCCGTATAGGCCCATTGAATGAAGGCCATCGTCTCCCTGCAGGAGAAGCCCATCTCCTCGGTCAGGAAGTCGAGCGGCAGATCTGGGTGGTTCGGTCTGAACTCCGAGGCCGGACGCTTGTATTCGTCGTGGTCCTCAACAGAAAAGAAACACTGGTCCCAACCGTTCTCTGGGCAGCCGTACCAGAGCCTCTTGCTCAAGACGGACCCCAAAAGCATCGTGGTCTCGACCTCCGCCCGCCCACTCTGATTCAGGCACTGCATCAGCGAAGTAAATGTCCCAGCGGCGTCTTGCCACGCCGGGAGTTCACTGATGTGAATCCGGTGCGTGGAGAGCCCCGCACCCGCACGCTTGCCGCCAGCCGTGAAGGCCTCGATCACGCTGTATTTGTCCGTCCCCCTCGTCGGGAAAAGAAGCTGATTGTCCCGCTTGATGAACTCAAAGCGCAGCTGCCGAGCGAAGTCCATGATGACTTCCTGCTTGTCGCGAGCCTTTGAGTCCGTGTCCCAAACCAGCCAAGTGTTGACCGGGACGCCACGCTGTGCGTTGTGAACTGTGAAGATCAGGTCCTTCAGCAGCTGCGACGTGCTGATCCCGATCTGCCTTGGCTTCAGGGCGTAAACGAAGCGATGCTTCTGGCCCATCCGCCACATCTTCCTCTGCTCGCCGTTCGGGGCCCACGGCACAGGTGCACCCGTCGCATGGTCTGTGATCGTCAGGACAGAGGCGATCTCCTCCAGCGCCCCGGCAGGGATGTCCTCAACCTCCATAGATCCGGCTCCCAAAGGCAACGCGTCCCCCCTTCGCGACCAGCATCTGCGTGTGAAGAACATCACCGTCCAACACGTGGTACCCCCAACCATGTGCCCAACCCGAAGGCCTGCCACCAAGCCAGTCCGGCTGCAGCGTGCGCATACAGGGCATCCCGTGCGCAGACAACAAGGCTCCGTCCAACCCAACCCCGCGGAAGAACGTCTGGGGGCGGTGGGTGTGGCCGTAACAAACGCTCGTTCGCCATTGATCCAAGTGGCGGGCCGCGTGGTATTTTGAGGTGTATTGGCCGTGGAGAAAGGCAACATCTCCAACGCGCAGGGGCTCCTCAACCCATTCGATCCTCAGGCTCTCGAGGTCAAGCAGCGACGGCCACTCGAGCACCCCGATATGCTGCGGCAAACGAGACCCGGTGATGCGCTGCAGTCGCGTCTCGTGATTTCCGGGGAAAAAGCAGATCCTCTGGGAAGGGAAGACCTCTCGCAGTTCCTCCAGCGCCTTGCGGCCTGCGTCAACGTCGTCCTGCAGCGCCGGCACGTGGAAGTCGCCGTGCTGCGAACAGGACTGTGCTTCGAGAAAATCGCCGCCGATGATGAGCCAGTCGATCTTTGCGTCTGCACCCCAGTCGAGGAACGTCTCCCATATCCCTGGATCGTGGTCGGGGATGTGAACGTCCCAGATCGAAGCGATGAGCACGGGCTTGGATTTGCGCGTCCCCTGGTCCCCAGGCGCCTCGGGCTCCCCGGTGGCGGGCACCCAGTAGCGCCACAGGCCGTCCTCTGGATCTCTGCGACGCGTCGCGCGATAGCGGTCCCGGTGCCGGACCTGTGCGGGCGAGATGCCCAAGATTTTGGCGGCTTCGTTTGCGGTGATCCAGGGCATCAGTCGTCCAAGAGAGCGGTGAGGCCGGCAACCTGCTTCTCCAACTCGAGTGTGCGGTCCTTGAGCGCCTCATGTTCCTCGTCGCGCACGAACTCTTTCGCAGCCCAACGGTAAACCTTCAGTTCAACTATTGTGAACATCAGCGCGACAAGACAGGTTGCCATGATATCGAAGAGCACAGCGGCATTGTGTCGCGCCGAAGGGCGCCCCTAGTGGCGGCGCTCCCACCACTCGCTGATCAAATCGCACCAGTCCGTCGCCAGCATCGTGACAAGAACAGGCTCCCTGTCTCGCTTTGTGATCACCGTTGGCCACTGTGTGCTGGGCGATGCTTCCTGCGCCTGCTTCATCTTGGCGCGGATGTTGGGTCCCTTCCCACAGCTGCATTCCACCCAGAAGATGCCGTCTGTGTCGACGTCGGGGGCGTTGCTGGCATCCTGCGCCTGCTCATATCCCGTGCGCCTCGAAGGCGGGCCGGCCTCCGTTAGCATGTTCGCTACTCGGCGCTCAAAGGCGGCTCCCTTATCTCGACTTCGTTTGCCCATCGGTAATGCCTCGCGAGGGCTTTCCAGATCCGCCCCCATCGCTGTGCAACAAGAAGGTCCTGGAGGGCCCGGCGCACCGCCTCAGGGTCGTTGAATGCATCGCCGTTCCCCAGGACCTCCGACTCGACAAGCGCCTGGAGCCGACGGAGCTTTCGCAACTCCGACTCCAGGTACTCCACACGATCAGAATGGCATCTCATCGCCTGAGCCCCGCCCCTTGTCCCTGGGCCCTTGGTCTTCCCTGCCGCCGCTCAGGAAAACGATCTCATTGGCCACTACTTCGGTGGACCATTTTTCATTGCCGTCTTTGTCGTTGTAGGAGCTGGTCTGCATGCGCCCCTCCACATAGACCTGCCTCCCCTTCCTCAGATACTCCCCCGCGTTCTCCGCCGTCTTGCCGAAGACCGTGACCCGCACCCATTCGGTGTGGTCCACCCACGTATCGCCTTCTTTTTTTCGCTCGCTGATTGCCAGGTTCAGCTTGCCGACGGCCTTCCCCGACTGCGTGTGCCGCACCTCGGGATCTCGTCCGAGGTTCCCGATCAGAATCACTTTGTTTACGCCCTTTGCCATGTGTGGCTCCTTTGTGGTCAGTCGCTGCCGACTGCGTTGCGGGCCCGGTGGGCCCATTCATCGCTGAGAAAACCCCGGCGAAGAAGATGCGATACAAGCCCCTCTTGCTGGCGGTCCTCCCGATCTCGGAAGTCCCAAAGAGGCACCCGTAGCTTAGAAGCGAGCAGGGTAGGCGAGACTTCTCGGCCAGACAAGTGGTCCTCTTCCGCAAGCGCAATTGCGGCTTGGAAGCGTAGACGATCTCGGCGAAACCTCTGCTTGCACTCGGGGCAGTATCTCCCGGTAGTGCAGGGCTCCGCGCAGATGCTGCAGGGGCGGTCTCCAAGCTGGTGTGCGTAGACACACATCTGTCTTTCCCCCTCTTTCTTTTGTCGAAAGATCGTCCCGTCGGCCACCATCTGCCGCAGATACCGAGAGGTCCAGCTACGGCTGCGACCCACTCTTCTCGCGACCTCAACTGTTGTCTGAGGCCCGAGATCTTTGAGGCAATAATATATAGCTGCACCCAGGGGTCCGTGATCGTATGGGTCCATATGGTCTCCGCCGTTACGGGTCCGTCCAGCGCTCAGGGTTGTCCAATAGGCCGGATTCCACCAGATGCTTCACAACGGCCTTGAATGATGGCGCGCCCACCCGGACATGGATGGAGAGGGGCTTGCCCTTTAGGTCGCCTCTCGCGAGCTCTGAGGCCATATCGCGCCAGTCTCCCTTGGGTGGTTCCGAGATCGCCTCGGATCTTTTCCGTGCGCGGCACTTGCGCGCGTATTCGCGTTGCCTTGTGCGATGGCATTCACAGCAAATGTTGTTGCGAACCGTTGAGCCCTTCCATTTCGGATAAAAGTCTGTTTGTGGCCGGTGCGTTAGGCACGAAACACACTGCCTTGCCGCTTCGCTGCCCTTCCACCCGATCATTTCGATCCTCGAACGACCGAGAGGTATTGATCCCGAAAGTCTTTGTCGACCCTCTCGCTTTCATCAAACAGAGATTCCCTCAGCGGGTCTCGAGAGACCGTTCTGTCCGGTCGAAGCGTCGGAACCACGGTGTTGCCCGTCCCCGCATTGTCTTTCTCAAAGCTCCACCGCACGCGCTGGTAATCGCGTGAGAACCACTTGATGAGGCCGGCAGGATCGATCCAGGCCTTGCCTGAAGGTGCGCCCATCCACCACCGCTTCGCATCGCCGATTACTTCATCAAAGGCCAAGCGCCCATTGAGCCCATCATACGCGGGGAATCGGGCTTTGAGGTGGGCCAAAAGGCTTGGGTCATCTCGGTAGGGCTTCCCGACATACGCATCCCACGCTTCATCGGTCTGCTCTCGGCGCTTCTTCGGCTTCTTTTTCGGTTTCTCACTATCAGGATCTTTTTGTACCACATCTTCTAATTCTATCTTCAATTCTTTAAGAAGAGCCTCCTGCGTCAAATCTGTCGCGGGCCGCGTCAAATCTGTCGCCCCTCGCGTCAAATCTGTCGCGGCATTCTCAACATTGAGGTGGAACCCGCATGGTCCTTCGGGCGTTTCACCAACCAAGAACAGCCCCTTTTCCGTGCACTCTTTGATCAGCCGTTGCGCAGTGCGTCGTGAAATTCCGAGGTCTGAGCAGATCGTTTCATTGCTTGGCCATGCCCGCTCCTTCCCAGGCCTGGCGAAGCCCCACAAGTACGCGCAAAGCAATCGAGCTCCAACAGAAGCGTTGGACCTAAATATATACAGCGGTGTGTCCATTTCGTGGTTCCTTTCGTCCGTCATTTTGTGGTCCTCAGAGTCCAAAAGGACCATATCCGATCTTCGTCCGAGCTGTCCTGCGGGCTGGTCAAGCCAACGATTGCTTCGCGGTCTTCGGCCCACCGGCTCGCGCTCCTGAGCCATACCCGTCTCTCGTTGTTTGTTGTGAAGGCGTAGGTCAGCCTGGTTGCCCCGATCTCAATGAATGCGAGGCGCGGAGGATGCCGGACCCTCGCCGGCTCGTAAGATCGGATGAACCATGTCGGCAGATACCAGCGCCCGTCAACCTTCCTGCCCGGGTAGCGGCCCGTCGCCACCTGTACCGTCAGGCTTCGCACCCCCACCCCCATGGCCTCTGCCGCCAACGCGATTGAAGTCATCATTCGTCGCCTCCATCAGCCTCAAGCGTATCCTGCTCGCGGCGCTTTATGCGTGTCGCTCACCGGTCACCTCCCGTCTTGTCCAGCAGGCTGAGTTGCTGGTCTAAAAGCTGGGGCTCTCGGGCTGCGACCCAGCTCTCGAACATATAAAGGATCACCCCGTCAGTCAGGCTGGGCTTCAGCTTCTCCCCCTCGCGCACGATGTATTCCTGCGCGAGGAGGAAGCTGACGAAGCCCTTGTCTTTCCGCCATCTACGCTTCGGCATCGAGTCCATGCTCCTCACACCAGCGTCCAAAGTCCTCTTTCTTGACCAGGATCGGCTGGCCCTTTGCCCCGACGTCACCCTCGTCCTTGCGCTTTCTGAATAGCGCACCGATCTTGGTCCACTGTGGGATCTTCTTCATTTCTCCCTTCCGCAGCCATCCCCGGACGGTCTCTTCACTCCTCCCGAACAGCTCCGACAGCTCTTGGATCCCGAAAAACTCGTCTCGCTCATACTTCGCTTTCATCGCAATCCTCCCTTCCGATCACCTCTACTGGGTCGATCACCTCTGCCGTTGTGAGGTCGCAAGGGATGATCTCCACGAGCGCCTCCTTCTTCATCGTCGTGACGCGCCCGACCTGCGAGTCGTGCACCATGTCAATCGCGCTCATCAGCATTTGTTCAAGCAGTTGCATTGATTCTGTCCCTTTCTTTCTTGAAGATCTTGTTTGCGAACTGTTGTTCTTTCTCTGGCATCTGGTTCTTCAATGTCGCCACCTCTTCGAAGTGCTCCTTCAGCTCCTCCAGGGTGTGGCACTCGTTGGCGGTGTTGCAGACCGCGAGCACCTTCCCACTTGTGCCGCTCGTCTCCATGCTTGCAGGGAACAGGCGGTCGACCGTCTTTGATGCGGCAATATTGGTCACAGCCTCGCGGATCTCTCTCGCCACGTCTCCGTTGCCTGCCTTGGCCTTGGCCTTGGCCTTGGCCTTGGCCTTGGCTGGCGCCTTGGGCT